GATATCCGACAACAAGCATTACCCTGAGTATGAACGCACCGCGGATGAGATTAACATCATCGGACGGATTCGCTGGTTTGCTCGGGAGATATGAAAAATGCCCCACGTCATCATTCGCGGCAATAATGGTCGGCGTCACGAAGTCGATTTCGAGGAAGCCGCGATCACCGTTGAAGTCTTTGCAAACGATCAAAATGTGGAACTGGTGATCGAGGCTGTGGATGAGGACCGCCCCTGTCAAAAGAAACGTTTTGCTTTGGTCAGCCTGCCCCGTTCCGAATTTGACAAAGCCATGGCGGACCTCGCACGCAAACACATCTCGGCGATCAAGGCCGTTGAGTGACAAGTGCCGCGCCTGAAACCGAAGTTCTGGCGGGCCTCGTTGAAAGGGTGACGTTTCACAGCACGGAAAGCGGCTTCTGCGTACTACGCGTCAAGGCACGAGGGCATCGCGATCTGATCACAACCATCGGCCATGCTGCGATGATATCGGCGGGCGAATGGATCACTGCCTCCGGCACCTGGATCAACGATCGCAACCACGGGCTTCAGTTCAAAGCACATTTTCTGAAAACCCATGCACCCTCCACCCTGGATGGTATCGAGAAGTACCTTGGATCCGGCATGATCCGCGGAATCGGGCCAGTCTACGCGAAGCGGCTTGTGAAAATGTTCGGCAAGGATGTCTTCGATATCATTGAAGCAGAACCGAAACGTCTGCGTGAGGTCGAGGGGATCGGCCCAAAGCGGGCGAATAAAATCACCGCCGGTTGGGCCGATCAGAAGGTCATCCGTGAAATCATGGTGTTCCTGCACGAACACTGCGTCGGTACTGCACGCGCCGTCCGCATCTTCAAGACCTATGGCGTCGATTCCGTGCAGGTGATGAGCGAGAACCCCTACCGCCTCGCGCGGGACATTCGCGGCATCGGGTTCCGAACGGCGGATCTGATCGCCGAGAAACTCGGCATCGAAAAAACCGCCATGATCCGCGTTCGCGCCGGGATTTCCTATGCCCTTACTGAGGCCATGGGCAACGGGCATTGCGGCCTGCCGCGGGCGGAACTAATCGGTTTGGCAGGAAAGCTTCTCGAGGTTCCAGCCGCGCTGATTGACAGCGCCCTGCTTGAGGAACTCAAAGAAGAAACTGTCACGGCAGATCGGGTGGGGGAGGCAGAGTGTATTTTTCTGACGGGGCTTTACCAAGCAGAACGCGGTATCGCTCAGCACCTCAAGCGTGTGCGCGAAGGGCCTCTGCCGTGGCCTGAAATCAATGCCAACAAGGCGCTTCCCTGGATTGAGCAAAAGACCTCCCTGACGCTGGCCCCGAGCCAAGCCGAAGCCATCCGGCTGGCGCTTCGTTCGAAGGTCTTGGTGATCACCGGCGGGCCAGGCGTGGGCAAAACCACCATCGTCAACTCGATTCTGCGCATTCTGGCCGCTAAAAACGTGAACCTCTTGCTGTGCGCACCCACCGGCCGGGCTGCAAAACGCATGACCGAGGCCACGGGCATGGAGGCCAAGACCATCCATCGCCTGCTGGAATTCGATCCAAAGGCTTTCGGCTTCAAGCGCAATGACGAAAACCCCCTCGATTGTGATCTACTGGTCGTGGACGAAAGTTCGATGGTCGATGTGCTGCTGATGCAATCGCTGATGAAGGCTGTGCCAAGCCATGCCGCTCTGGTCATCGTAGGTGACATTGACCAACTCCCCTCCGTGGGACCAGGGCAGGTTCTGGCTGACATCATCGGCTCCGGCGCCGTGCCTGTGGTCCGGCTGACCGAGGTGTTCCGCCAAGCCGCCCAAAGCAAGATCATCACGACCGCCCACGCGATCAATGCCGGGAAGATGCCCGATCTGGGCAAACCCGATGGCGATGCCGATTTCTACTTTGTCTCGGCCAAGGATCCGGAACAGGCCGTTATGCGCATCGTGGAGCTTGTCGCCAAGCGCATCCCTCGTCGCTTTGGCTTTGACCCGATCAAAGACATCCAGGTCCTTTGTCCCATGAACCGCGGCGGCGTAGGCGCCCGGTCACTCAATGTGGAACTGCAAGCAGCCCTGAATCCGGCAGGGGAAAAGAAAGTCGAGCGCTTCGGTTCGACCTTTGCCCCGGGCGACAAAGTCATGCAAATCGAGAACGACTATGACAAGGACGTCTTCAACGGCGACATTGGCATGATCGAGGATGTCGACATGGACGAGGGCGAGGTTGCCGTCGATTTCGATGGGCGCACTGTCACCTTCGTCTTTGGCGAACTGGACACACTGGTGCCCGCCTATGCTGCAACCATCCACAAAAGCCAGGGCTCGGAATACCCGGCTGTGGTCATTCCGGTGATGATCCAGCATTATGCCATGCTGCAGCGAAACCTAATTTACACAGGCGTCACGCGCGGAAAGAAGCTGGTGGTGCTGGTTGGGCAGAAGAAGGCTGTGGCCATCGCCGTGAAAAACGTCTCAGGGCGACAACGCTGGTCAAAGTTAAACGAGTGGCTGACCGTGAACGGGGTCGTAACCAGTCTGCTCTGAGGGCAGACCGACGTAAACACGATCAGATACGCCGGAGTTAGCTAAATCCCTATAACCCATTGTTTTTGGTTGCCTATTGCGACTGGTAACGCTTCATTCGGAATATCCAACCCGAAAGGCGCTTTCATGAGCAGCAATCTCAAAATCCCGGTTTCAGGGCCCAATCCCCTATATCCTGACCGTATGTCAGCAGATGCGCGCCTCGCGGAGATCGGTCGTATCCTGGCCGCCGGCGTGGTTCGGCTGAACGCCACACAGTCCAGCGATTTATCTGCCGATGGCGGAGACAGTTTCGTGGACTTCTCACCTCGAAAGAGCGGTGGTCGTCATGCAAAACGCATCCACATTGGAGGAATTGATGAAGTATCACAATAAGATAACACCCGCAAAGCCGGGAAAAGATTCAAGATTGGACCAGACAGTTCTTTCGCGCCTGGCCGCGCTAAAGGCGATGTCAGTGAAAGACCTGAAGGCCGAATGGGAAAAGCTCATTGGCACTGCCGCACCGAACAACAGTCGGACCTTTTTGGAAATCCGGATTGCCTATCGCATACAGGAACTGACCTACGGCGGTCCCGACCGCGAGACCCGCCGCATGCTGGATCTGCTGGCCGACGAGGTCGAAGGGCACAACCGGCGCAGGCACCAGATTGCTGATCCCCGTAACCCTGTGGTCGGCACAAAGCTTATCCGCGAATGGGACGGCGTAGCTCATACGGTGACGGTCCTGAAGGACGGCTTCGAATGGGGCGGCCGACGCTACAAGTCACTGTCCGCGGTGGCGCGTTCCATCACCGGCACGCGCTGGAATGGCTATCGCTTCTTTGGGCTGCGCGAACGGAAGCGAGGTGAGGCATGACGGACGTCTCCACAAAACCCGCCCGCCGTCTGCGCTGCGCGATCTATACCCGGAAATCGAGTGAGGAAGGCCTCGAGCAGGAGTTCAACAGTCTGCATGCCCAACGCGAGGCCTGCGAAGCCTATATCGCCAGCCAGAAATCCGAAGGCTGGGCGCTGGTGCGCGATCAGTATGACGATGGTGGCATCTCGGGCGGCACTTTAGAGCGCCCTGCCCTGCAACAACTTCTGGCCGATATCGAGGACGGCTTGGTCGACGTGGTTGTCGTTTACAAAATCGACCGCCTGTCACGCTCGCTGATGGACTTTTCCAAGCTGGTCGAGGTGTTCGATCGCAACGGCGTGACGTTCGTGTCGGTCACCCAGTCGTTCAACACCACGACGTCGATGGGACGGCTGACGCTGAACATTCTGCTGTCTTTTGCCCAGTTCGAGCGTGAGGTCACAGCCGAGCGTATCCGTGACAAGGTGAAAGCGTCACGCATGAAGGGGATATGGATGGGTGGCAACATACCACTCGGGTATGACGTGCGCGACCGTAAGCTGGTAGTGAATGCCGAGGAAGCCGACACCGTCGTGGACATCTTTACCCGCTTTGTAGAGGTTGGGTCTGCCACCGTATTGGCGCGAGAGCTACGCTCCGAAAGGTTGCGCAGCAAAAAGGGCACCTTGATTGACAAAGGTTACCTCTACCGCCTGCTCAACAACCGCGTGTACCGCGGCGAGGCCGTGCACAAAGGCACAGCATATCCAGGCGAGCATGATGCCATCATCGACGCGCGGCTTTGGGATCAGGTGCATGACATCTTGGGGGAAAGCCCCCGAAAGCGCGCCAATAACAGCCGCACGCAGACGCCGGCGCTGCTGAAGGGGCTGCTGTTCACCGCCACCGGCGCGGCCATGACGCCCTCCAGCACGAAGAAAGGAACGCGGCGGTACAGGTACTACGTGTCGATGGACCTTCTAAAGAACCGTGAGACGCCCGACGACGGCATACCGCGGCGCTTGCCAGCCGACACGGCCGAGGGTGCAGTCATTTCCGAAATCCGCCGCGTTCTGCGCACCCCTGAAACCACAGCACAGGTTATCGCCAAATTGGACAGGGATGACATTCCAGATGCTGACGCCATTGCAGCCCTGCAGAAGTTTCCAGAACTCTGGGCGCAGCTGTTTCCTGGCGAACAGGCGCGCATTATCCAGCTGCTGGTGCGCCGCGTCACGGTGACCGCTGAGGGCCTGGTCATTGACCTGCGCACCGATGGCATCGCTGGCGTCATGCGAGATCTGATGACACCGCGTCCGCTGGAAGCGGCAGAGTGATGGGCGAACCCAATACCATTCAGGTCTTCGTACCCCTCAAGGTCAGAAGAAAGAACGGGCGGCCGAAGATCCTGCCGCCCGCAGATTACCTGCCGAGTGAGGACAAGACCCAAGATCCGCATATCCTACGCGCCATCGGTCGCGCATGGAGTTGGCGGCGGCGCATGGAGGCTGGCGAGTTCGGGACAGTGCGCGATCTCGCAATCGCCGTGAACCTCGCCGAACGCCATGTCAGCAGGCAGCTGCGGTTGGCTTATCTCGCGCCAGAGGTCTTAAAACGGCTGGTCTACAAGCGCGTCGCCATCGCCATAACCGAAATCAACCTCAGCAATTGTGCAGCACTGCCGTGGGCGGAGCAAGTGAAGGTCGCATTTCAAGGAAAGAGCGCGTTAGACTGACCCCCTGTGTAGCAATTTTGAGTATGCGTATTTGCGTTGCGATTTACCAATGTTCCACTTATGTTCCGACTGACATAAACTCAAGATCAGCTACAGGTAGCGCATAATGGTTGACCAAATCGTCATCACAGAAAAATCCAGCCAGGCAAAAGATGTCCGGGCGGCCATTGGCACAAGATTTGGAACCATCCTCCCCGCGGAGGGGCATCTATTGGATCTCGAAGAGCCCGAGGACGCCATGCCAGAATGGAAGCGGTGGTCGCCCGTCCTGTTACGCCCCAATGGTTTGTATGCCACCCGTCCAGCGAAGGGAGGCAACAAGGCTGCGAAGCTCAAAGCGATCCGCGAGGCTCTGCGGTCGGCAAAAAAGGTCTGGCTTGCCACAGACTGCGACCGCGAAGGCCAGCTGATCGGTCAAGAAATCCTTGAGCACTACAACTACCAAGGCGAAGTTGTGCGGGTTTTGTTTACCGCTCAAGATCCCCAGACAATCCGAGATGCGTTTCATAGAGCGCGCCCAAACCATGAATATGCCGGGCTCTACGCCGCGGCAGTCGCCCGACGGCAGGCGGATCAGATCTACAACTTGTCGCTCACACGTACAGCAACCGTGACTCTTGGGCGCGGAGCACGCGGTGTGATTGGCGTCGGGCGGGTTAAAACGCCGACCATGGCGATCGTGTGTAAGCGGGAGCTCGAAATACGAGACTTCATGTCCACGAATTATTTCGAGGTTGTAGCTATAGCATCCGTTGCCGGGGGACACTTCAAGATGCGCCACGCGCCGAAAGAGCGCATTCTCAAGCTTCAAACGGCCGAAGACATTGTACGCAAGGCCGATGGCTTCAGCGGGCCACTCAGCGTCACCGTAGAAGACAAACGGCAAAGCCCGCCCAAACTGCATGACCTGCCTTCGCTTCAAAAACTATGCGCGTCGCGTTTTGGTTGGACCGCCTCGAAGACGCTGGATGTGGCTCAAGAGCTCTACGATGGACAGAGTAAAAAGATCATCACCTACCCCCGTGCCGAAGTGCGCTACCTGCCTGAATCGCTGATCGCAGATGTACCTAAAATTATCGTAGGCCTTCAGGTTGGTCAGTCCTACAAGGATATACCCGTACCAGCACAGCCTATTATCCGCAAAGGTCCTAGAGGGGCCTTTCACGACAAAGCCGTCAATGATGCCAGCCATCACGCCGTAATCCCCAACGCCAATACAATCGATACATTGAAAGATGTCTGGCCGCGGTTATCGGCGGATGAGAAAAAGTTGTTCGATGTAATCGCTCGGGCCTACCTCGCCGCCATCATGCCAGATTTTCGTTTCCGACAGACTGTTGCCTTGCTGGCTGTCCCGAACGCTCCGTTTCGTGCGACGGGCAGGCAACCATTGGATCTTGGCTGGAGAGCAGCCTTTCCAGATTGGGTTCCCACGAGTGAGAAATCCGACGATGCGCAGGTATTGCCCATGATGACAAACCGTGAGGCGGCAACCCTGCGTGATCCCAAGGTCGAGGCGAAAGAAACGCGTCCACCACCACGCTATAACGAGGGTTCGTTGATAGAAGCTATGCAGAATGCCTGGCGCTTCGTTGAAGACGCGCCGTTGCGTGAGCGTTTGAAAGAAGCAAAAGGAATAGGAACACCCGCTACGCGGGCCGAAATCATTAATGGGCTCAAACGGCAGAAGTTTCTGACCAACCAAAGCAAGAACATTGTGCCAACTGAGACCGGGTTAGAACTCTTCGGCGTACTCAACCACGCAGATCCAACTTTGGTCGACCCAGGCGCAACAGCCCAGCTTGAGCAACTGCTCGACGATGTCGTTGCAGGCAAACAACAGATGAGCAGCGCAATCGATGCAGTATGTCAGGTTGCGGATCGGATTATTACCAAGCTGAAGAGCACGGCTCAGAGTGGCGACGGACCGCTTCTCAAATCCCATACGGGGAAAGGTGGCCCTGACCGCCCGCCGACTCCGGCCATGAAGCGCTTTGCTATGTCGCTTGCACGCGACAAGCAGCTTCACCTGCCTCGAGGATATGCAACATCGATTGACGTATGCCGGGCATTTCTTGAGGCCCACGCCCCTAAGAAGCCAAAGGATGGATCAGCTGCTTCGGGTGACAAGCCGCCGAGCGCCGCTCAACTCGCCTATGCAAAGAACATTGCACAAGCGGACGGGATTACGATCCCGGCGGCAGCAATGGCCAGTTCCACCACAATGTCTAACTGGATTGAAAAGCAGCGTGGGAAAAAACGGGGCAAGGCTGGATCGAGCGGCTCTCCCAAGAAACCCAAAGCCCAGGCAAACCACGACGAAGAGCCGCAAGATTACTTGTTAGAACGGTAACGCAGGAGATCGCTGCGTAAGCGCCACGAATCTCCAAAGTTACAGACTGCAAAGAAGTTCACTTGGTTATGCGAGAGCATACGGGCGCTTCCCCTGCATACAGATTGACACTCATCATCTCTGCATTAAGCACCGATGAAAACATCCGCAGCAGGCACGCCACCGACCGCGCTAATATTGTAGGGGTTATCACTAAAACAAAGATAATTGAGTATCATTGCTCGATTTGCTCTTTTTTTTGCGATTTAATGCTGATTTTCGGCTACCCAACCTAAGGAAAACGACCTTTGCCACGATCCCAAAGTCCTGCCCTCTCCGTATGTCTGAGATCTTTTGTTTCGCGGTCTTTGCTGAGGCAGCTTGATCAACAATCGGTTCCGGATAGTCCTTCCCAAGCGTAAAATCACTATCGTCGATGAGTGTCTTTCTCCATTTCCATGGCTCATGGATGAACTCATCCGGAACATCCTTGAGCTCTGGCACCCATTTTCGAATGAAGCTGCCGGTTGGATCGTGCTCGATCGATTGTTTGATCGGATTATAAACACGCATCGTATTTATGCCCGTTACGCCGGATTGCATCTGCAGCTGACTATAGTGAATGCCCGGTTCGTAGTCGGTGAACAGCTGTGCCAGATGATGTCCTGTCACACGCCAATCCAGCCATAACTGATAGCTAGCAAAGCTGACCAACATGGCCCTCATGCGGAAGGTTATCCAGCCCTCTGCCGTCAAATTGCGCATACACGCGTCAATGAAAGGAAAGCCCGTTTGACCATGCACCCAAGCTTTGAAATGCAGCTCACTATGTTCATTCTCACGCAAACCCTCAAAGGCAGGATGCATGCAGTAGGTTTCTATCTCAGGCTGATCTTCTAACTTTTGGATGAAGTGACAGCGCCGCGCTAAGCGAGAGCCAAAGGCGCTAAGGTTGCGTCCAAAGCTCTTGTTTTCGTCAGGCGATAACTGGGCGCGGCGTTTAACGATAGATTGCGCCACCTCACGCACAGATAAGGTGCCCCATGCAAGGTGAGCGGAGAGGCGAGAGCAGTGGAATTCAGATAAATCCGGTGCAGAAATATGATACAGATATTCGCGAGATCGGTAATTTAAGGTAACCGCTCCATTGGCACCGCCTGCCTGATTTCGGTCTGATGGGCTAAGACACGTGTTTAACGACGTCGTTAACGACGTGTCTTAGATGGGGTGTGGCGATGCGTGGTGAAATTCTTG